CTAGTGTACAAAGCTAATTTAAAACTGTCGCCTGTTGAATTGGTAAAATCATGAGTACCAGTCAACAGCTGAGTTTTAAAACTAGTTGTAAGTGTTGATGTAATTGCCATTTAAAGCTCCTTTAAAATTTTAGCTAAATTTTCATGTCCTTGTGCTTTCAATAGGTTAGACATCGTGCATCGCTCACTATTGATTGCCTGCTTTATATGATAAAGTATTGTGTTATAAATAGCTACCTTAAATGCTTCTGCTTGTTGTCTTATATGTGGTGCAGCGTTTTCACTTATACCTATTATTCTATCAGTTAACCTTTCCGCCCACCACTCAGCTGAATGACCTCTATTAGTCTCAGTTTGTACGCTTATAGCACCTAAATTTGATTGTACAATATCGTCTAGCATATTAGTATCTTTTAGCTTCTGGAGGTGTATCAATAACCGTTCTTATTTCGGTTATGTTTTTTAAATTTTTTTCATATTGTTTTTTGTCAAATTCACTACAGGTCATGGGTATAAAATTACGATTTTCATCTATATCTATAATTATAGGGTCGTCAAGTCTGTGGTAGCCATATAATTTTTCTTTTAACGGTAAGTCTGTATCAAGTAAGCTGGACTGTGGTGCTACTCCTATGTTTATACCTATATCATTACATTTAGCTATCCAATATTCACAACAAGCTCTACCTTGCTCAGCAAAGTGTACATTACCTTTATAACTAAAATCAACTCCAAACAAATTAATTTGTCCTACACGTTGATAAAAAGCATAAGCTATAGCAAAAGCTACCGTATTGTTTAAATAAGCACACTTAGCGTCATTAATAACTTCGTATAAGGGATATTCTATAACGCTCGGAGCTCTGTCATCAAGTTCACAAGAATAAATAGGAGTAGTAGCTTTAGGTAACCATTTACGCATAATACCTGTTTGTGTACCTGCGTCCTCTGTATCTAAAAATCTACTAACAGGGTCTAACATAAAAACTCTATCACATTTAGTGATAGCCCCCATACAATTTATTCCCCAGACTTCATCATACTCTTTACTGTGAGCTAATGATAAATGAAAATCTACTTGACTACGTCCGATGGCGACTATGGCAATATTACTGCCAGCTAATTTTTCTTCCTTCATGCTTGTGGTTCTCTCCGTATCTCATCATACCTGTATTGGTCTCTAGTTGATTTAGCTTCACCAAGATTTTTCAAACTTAGTAAAGCCTCCTGAAACTTTGATTCATAAATTGGCATACTTTCAAAATTTTTGAGATACATACACCCTTCTACTAAACTTCCGTAAAGCATTGCGTTAGGTGCATTTTTAGACAACCATGTTGTTTCACTACCAGAAGTGGTAGTAAGTGAGGCTGGTCTATAATAATAGTGCAGTTCCATATTGTAGTTAGAATCTGGTGTTGGTGCAAGTATGAAAGTATTATCATCAAACTCACCAAAATATTTAGGTAGTCCTGTTGTGGACGCATTAGGAGTATAATCCCTAATGAAAGAAACTTGTTTTAATAATAAATAATTATAATTACTGTCACCGTCTATAACAGCTAAACTAAACGGTGCTAAAAAATCAGTAGGAGTTGCTAAGTATGTATTACTAGCGGTTACTGTACCTGTAACATTTTTTCTAAACTCATCAAGCTGTACATTTTTTAATATACGCTCTTCTGTAGCTTCTATAAAATTAGGTAAATTAGTAACAAAAGTACTTTCTGTACTTTCAAGATAGTCTTGTATGGCTGTTTTTAAATCTGTATAAGTCCAACTCATGTTGTTACCGTTACTGTGCCTAAACTACCTGTCATCGTTTTCATGTACCAGCTAGTTCCTATTATATCGTCAGTATTATTATACTGTGGATTTGGGCTAGAAGTACGAATTATACCGAATCCAGTTGTTGGTGCAGAAATTGTGGGACGTGGTTCGTATAATGCTTCAGGGTCAGTTGGTGACCTTGAAGGCGTAAGCTGTGGATGTTTAGGCTCGTAGCACTCTCCACAAACTTTAAAACCTGTCCACTCTTTACGTAAATCTAAATATGGAAAATCAAAACCACATCTATCACAAATAGCTCTTGAGTATTTACCCTGAGCGTAAGCCATTAATAAAATCTCCTAGAAGGAGTAAGCATTAATGATGCTCTATTTCTGTCCTCGTCTGCTGCTAATTTAAAGTCTTGTTCGTATTGTTGTTTTAAAAGACCTGCTTTAGCTGGATTCTTTTTTAAAGCTATGTAATAAGCTAATCCGCTAACCATACAAGGTATAAATCTTGATGGTACTTCTGGGTCTTCAGCAGAAGTGTTTACGTCATCTATACGCTGTATTCTATAAGAAACTAATTGATAATTACTTGTATCAGGAGTTGGCCACAAATTAACTACAGGAGTTATTTGTCTGTCTACAAAATATTGAGTAGGTCTAGCTTGAGTAGTTTTAGTAGGAATATTTAAAAATTCTTGTCTACCTATTCTATCTATTTCTATATCTAATACAGGGCTTTTACTAGTATCACGTATGACAGCTGAAAGTATATCAATATCATAAGCGTTTAAGTTATAACTGGCTGTGCCTTGAGTTAGACTTAAAGTTACTTCTTCTATAGTCCAAAGATTTACGCCTCTGTTAGCCCAGTCAGCAAACATAATGTTTAAAGAACGTCTAGCAGTCCTAGCATCGTATCCTGTACGTTGTTCTAGTCCTGCTAGTTCGTATGCTTCTTCTATAGTATCAGCTATATTTAAAGCAAATGTTTTAGTTCCTGAAGTTGCCATTAATCGTAGTCTTTAAATACTGTAAGGACTATAACATAAGAATCACCAAGTGCATGACCTGTAGTAGTAAGGTTTATATCACCTGTTTTACCTGATCCTGAAGTATTACGTATACCGCCGAATTCAGTAAAATCTACTTCATCTGTATAGTTTTCGTTTATGTCCCAACATATTGTGTCAGTAGTAGCATCCCATAAAAGTTTTACACTCATACCAAAAGTAGAATAGCTAACTTTAGCTAGTCTACAACCTGTACAAGCTGCTCCATCACTTTTACGAGCAGCCAAAGCACTTACGTCTACTTTAGTGACAGCTGACTCTCCTGTTCCGTCTGAAGTGTTGGTCAGCTGAATAACAGCTGACCTATCACTATCTGACAGAGTTGTTGAAGTTACTGCATCTGCCATAATTGACTCCTAAAATTAAGCGTCAGCAAAAGGAGTAACTAAAGTACCTGAGCCAATTAAAAATGCCTCAACATGATATTTAGCACTAGCCATAGCTGTTACTTTTACAATGCTTCCTGCAACACCACCTGAAGTAGTACCGTTTAGGGTAATAACGTCATTAGAAGCACCTGAAACAAAAGTTTTACCAGTTGCTGCGTCGTCAATACCTACAAAAACGCTACCAACAAACTTATCAGTTCCATCAGTTTTGATGTCAAGGTCTGTTGCTGCTGTTTCTACTATAAAAACAAAAGAAGCACCTAAGTTATTAAGTTGGTTAGGATCTGTAGGGTCACTTGGTACAGTTGTAACAATTGAAGGTAAAGTAAATTTACCGTCAGCATCATTACAAAGTAAGATTTTACCAGCGTGACTATCTACACTTAAAGTTGTGTCGGCTGTTAAGCTAACAACAGCAGTATTACCTGCGGAAATAAAACCAGATAAAGACTTAACTGGTCCTGAAAAAGTTGATTTAGACATTGTTTTCTCCTCTATCTAAATTCGTTACTTCATCTTGGAGTAAGTCTGCCGAGCCAGTTGAAGTAACACGTTAGTCTCGGTTTAGTTAATTGTAAATTAGGTAGGCTAAAAAAGAAAGGGGAACGTTAAGTTCCCCTTCCAAAGGATACAACTAAGTACCCACCCCGAAAGGATTAGGCTCCTGGTGAACCATACATTCCACGCCAGTCTGACCATCCGAAAGAATATCTTTCTCTAGCCTTGTATCTAACGTTTCCTGTTTCGAAGTCACCTTCCATGCCAGTAGACATTGGTGATCTTACGAAGTGCTTCATGCCATTAGGAGCATCAGTCTTGATGAAGAAAGCATCAGTATCTGTTAAATAATGGTTAACAACGTAACCTTCTGGGAACATTCCCATGTTTTTCATTGCGTTGATATCATTATCAGAAGTTGATACTCTTCCTGGAGACATTAAGATTCTCTCAGCTACGAATTGTAGTTGAGGTGGAACAATCAATTTTCTAGCTTGAACATTGATTTTGATTCCTCTTTCATCTTTAAATTGAGAAATATCAATTAAAGCGTTCTCTAGTGAAGTTTCATTCAAGTCTGCTGCTGTTGAAGGCTCGTTTGACTGATCTCCAGCTGTCAAGGTTGGGTGATTGGTAGCGAATAATTCTTTACCGTCACCTCCTGGATAGCTTGAGCTAAAGCCATTATTAAGCACATTCGCAGCTTTTACTTGTTTAGTATTAGCCATCGATCTAGCAAGTGCTCTAGTATATCTAGAAGATAGGCTGTCGTAGAGGTTGTCTTCGATAGCTTCTTCTGTCAATGAGAAAGCAAGTGCTATAGTTTCGTGGGTGTAACGAGATGTGAAAGTTTCTTGTGCTGTGTCGTAGCTTACTGAAGCACCTTCTCCTTTAACTGGAGCTTGTGCGAAGCCTGCCAACATTACTTCTTCCTCAAACGCTCTGTCTGAATTTTCAGTATCAAAAATTTCAGCATGCTCGTTTTCATATCTATCGTACTCTAAACCAAAAAGTGCATTAAGTCCTGGTTCGAGTTCTTTAACTAATTGAGCTCTGTTAATTGCCATTGTTAATCACCTTTTAGTTATTGCCGAACTCAGAAGTTGGGAAACTTACATACAATCTAGCATATTGACCAATAGAATTATCAGGTCTGTCAACAAACCCAATAACTTTAGCTATACCGCTAGTTGTAGTTGTAGTAACCGCTTCTTTTGAACGGAGATTGTTTGCGTCACCTGCAGTTGTAGTAATTGTATAGAGTGCGCCGACACTTGCTTGTGTAGGAGTCCCAGAAGACTGAGCCTCATACGCAATATCAGGGTCAACATAAACATACGCTTTTGCATCTGCAGAACCTAAAGTTGATGTACCTGAGGTCCATTTTCTAGACCAAACAGGAGTGCCATCAGTTGCTGTGTATTGTACACCTTGGAAAACACCGAGAGGGGCATCAGTAGCACCACTTTGAAGAACGTAACCACTTGAGAGTTTGACTACATCGCCTGAAAAAATATCACCTGTAGCTCCACTCTGGATTGCGAACTCTGATGGTCTAATTGTGCCACCGCTTAAATGAAAAGCAGGTGTAAATCCATTAGGATCGTTTACATTAGCCATTATTTACTCCTATGTAAATAAAAAGTTTAAATTAAGTTCTAACTAACCGTTAGAACCTCCGCTTCCAAAAGTAACCTTTGTTTGTCTACTAGGTTTACTAATAGGCATTAAAGGATTACTCTCTCGCATAAGATTGTTGTCCACAGCCTCCATCTGCTCTCCAGCTAGTCGAGCATAATACGCTCTTCTTTCTTGGACAGTTTCTATCGGCATCTTAGCGAGGATTAAGCCACCAACTCCTATGACACCAGCATGTTTA